ACGGCAAGCGTTGAAGGTCGTGTTCGGTGATCATGTTCGTCCTATCCGCTCCACCGTCGCCGTGCGATGCACCACCCCGCGCCGACCCGCGCGCCGCGTGGTCAGTGTGCGTACCACGAACGGCCCGGCGTCCTGGCTGCCGTCATCGAACACGACGTTGACGATCCGATCCGTCTCGCGGATGTCCGTCGCGGCGTCAAACAGCACGGTGGTCGCAACGATCACCGGCTGTTCGGCAAGACTTCCAAGCGGCGCACGAACCTCGCGCTCGATGAGCCGACACGGCACATCCACCGCCACCGCCGTGTACGTGGCCTGCCGCTGCCCGTAGGCGTCCGGCGTGGTGGTCGGGCGGCGCTGGATGGTGCAGCGATGCGCCAGGTGTGCCGCGACGCTCATCAGCCGCGCACCGCAATCACATCAGCCGCGGCAGAGAACGTAATGCGTACCTGGCCTGCGCTGTTGTTGTAGACACTCGCCGGCCACGGCCCAAGCACGTACGTCTTTGACGCAGCCAACGCCACCACCGGATCGGCGATCGCGTTGCCGTCCACCGTGCCCGGCGTAGTCACGGTCACGTTATTCGCACCAGCGCCGTTGGCAACGATGAGGCGCACATTGCCGTTGTTTGGTACCAAATACGCATCCGTCGCATTTACGGTGGTGTCTTGGTCGGTCACGTTGACACCGGTTGTGCGACTGGTGTCATACACGGTCAATAACACATCCGCCATATGAACTCCTCAGAAACTGGTGAACTTGAGCCGACGATACAGGCGCACCCGCTGCGCCTCCCATTCTGGTGCTTGATAGTCATACTCGTCAGCGACGTTCTCGCTGCGCATCGCCGTCTGCTCCAGCGCCTGGCGCACGATCTCGATGAGGACGCTGCGCCAGCGATCGCGTACGTCCGCCGGCACGTAGGTGACGGTCACGATCGGCAGCCACACACCGTCGGTCTTGGTGATGCGACCCTGCTTCGGCCAGACGTGATACTGCGATGCGGCAACCGTCTGTGCCGCGGTCGTGAGCGTGCGCTCCGTGACACTGCTGACCGTCAGGATCGGCGCAGCCGTGAACACGTCTGCGCCACACGCTTCGAGCGTCTCCGTGCGCGGCGTTGTGCCGTCGCCGGGCACGCCAAAGCGCCGCTCGGCTTCGGCTTCTTCGCGCTCGATGATTTCACTGAGCCGCGTATCATCGAGCGCGGTGGTCACCACCGCACGCACCTGAGCGACGGTTAGCAGCGTCATGACGCACCGCCTTTCGTGCGCGGCGCGCGGCGGATCACCTTGGCCGCCGGTGGCGTGTCGATTGCGCTCGCTTCGACGGTCGGCGCATCGATCACGAAACAGCCGGGCGCGTCGCGTAGCAGATACGCCGCTTCGTCCTCGCTCACCTCCATGCGCTGCCCTGGCGTGTAGACGATGCTTCCGCGGCGGTAGAACGCCTGTACGACCACGATCGGCATGGCGTTACCCAACCGGCAGGAGCTTGAGCAGCAACACCGCATCCAGATCCGCGGTAATGGGCAAGTACCCAGCGTCGGTGACAACACTGACGCCGACGACGTGCCCGGCAGCGATCGGTGCAGCGCCAACCCGCGCGACGGCGGACGCACGCTGCACCAGATCGCTCAACACCGGCGACGGCCCGTTCACGTTGATCACGGTATCGTCCGTCACACGGAACGTGGCTGTCCCGGCGGTCAGATCCGCATTGCTAGTGGCACTGAGGCAGATCGGATGCGCCACGTACCCGGCGGGCACCACAAAGCCACTGCCGCCTTGCGGCAACGTGAGCGCCGTGGTCGCCGCCGCTGCCGGGTTCGCAACCGACAGCGTCAGCGACACCTCAACGCCCTTCGTGTAATCCAACTCATTCGTAGGCATAGTGTCCTCGCTTAGATCGTAATGTTCCGCAGACCGGCGGTGTGCTTCGCGCTACTGCGTGGCCCGCGCGCCGTGACCGCCTGGCGGAACGACGCGACCAGGATGTACTGCCGGCTCTGGATGTCGCGATCCATCTCGATGAGCAGATCGCGGCGGAAACCGAGCCGCCACATCGCGCGGTGGTAGATACTGAGCGCACCCTTCGTGTTGTTCGCCGTCGTTGCGCTCACTTTGCCGTCAGCTTTCGCCGGCACGTAGACCGGCGACGGAACGATGGGAATGCCGCGATACGCCGCCAGTTGACCGGTCAGCACCACGGCGTTGGGGCCGAACTTGTCGATCGTGATCACGTTGTTGCCCGGCGCGCCGGTAGCAGTCGACAGGAACCCGTTGATGTACGTGCCGATATCGCACACGATCACCAGGCCCGTCGCGTCGGTCGCGTATTTGCCCATTTTGCTCAGAACTTCGACCAGTTTTGCATCGGTCAGCGCGCCGGCGCAATCCACGGTCTGACCAGGGTTGTCCACCAGGTGCTGGTGACGGATGCCGTCTGCGCCGTTACTCAGGTAGTAGCTATCCGCCGGCGGCAGTGCATCATCGCGGTTGATGTTGCCGGTACCGGCCTCGGTGCTGTCGGCGTTCAGCGCGAACGCATCGATCGTCTCCGCACCGGAGCGGGCAAGCTCCGCACGCATCGCGGGCATCAGCGCCACGACGGCATCTTCGTCCATCGTGTAGCTCCATTTCTGCTGCGCCACGATCTCGGTGCTCTTGAGTTGATCATCGCCGGTTTCCATATCCGGCGTTGAGATCGGAGTGCCGCTGGTACCCTTGCGCCACGTCGGTGTCCCTAAGCCCCGCGGGATGTCCATCGGATCGCTCGTCATCGCCACCGTTGTGATGCTGCCCGCGATGCGCGACGCCATGAAAAAATCTGGCCAGAGTTGGTCGGCCAGGTTCTGCGGGACGTACTCTGCACCAGCGCCGACGTTGCCGGGATCGAGCGCTTTCAGTGCGGTGAGCAGATCCTCCGACGGTGCTTTGATGCGATCCGGCTGCATGCTGTGACCGTACTGCAACAGCATCGCCGCCAGCTTCAGATCGACCGGCGTCACTTTGGTTGTCAAGTCGCGGTAGAAGCCGTCCTTGGCCATGGCACGGACGTGGTCGACGTACTTGTTGCGCTCGCTGATGAGCGGCGCACCGTCAGCACCGATTAGTTCGCCTGGGATGCGCCGGCGCGGCATGCTGTCCAGCTTCGCTTGCACCTGGGCAGCAACCTGCGTTTCGATGAGCTTCGTTAGTTCGGCTTCGAGGTGCTTCTTGTCGAACAGTCCACCGTTTTGGATCACGGAAGTCAATTGCGTGACTTCCGCGATCACATCGTCAAGCGTGACAGGTTTCGTCATACATGTTCCTCACGAGCAGTGACGCGCCGAAGGTGGCGCAGTGCGGTTAGCAAGCCGGTCACATCCGGCGCAGCGGTGATCGGAGCGGATGGAGGCAACGTTGGGAGCAGCGGACGGAGCGCGTCGGTGAGCGATGCGGTCAGGTGGCGGATTGATGCGTCAGTCAACATCACCGGCGCGGCGCGTTGTTCCTCAGTGTCGGCCACGTCGGCATTGAGTTCATCGAGCATCGCCTGGGCGAGTTCGGCAATCGTGCGGATGCGCTCTTCGTTCTTTGCGGAGAGCACGCGCCCGCGCTTCACGACCATGCCGAACGCCTTGGCCGCGGCAGGATGCTGCTCCAGTGCAAGCCGCAACGCGCTGGCGTTCGCCGGGATCGGTACCAGCGACCACTCCAGCAATTCCCACTCAACGAAGTCGAGGCCGCCGAAGTCGTTCGGCGTCGCTTCTAGCGGCTGAAAGCCGATCGAGGCAGTGTTGATGAAGCGCTCGTTCCACAACTGGAGCACGATGTGTTGCGGATCGGTCTCGCTCGCTGGCTCACGCAACTCAAACGATGCATCAATGCCGTCGGCAGTGATGGAAAGATCGAGCGTGCGCCCGATGGTCTGCCACGGCTCCTGATACGCGTGGCCCCATTGCACCACCGGATTGCGCCGGTAGTTGTCGAGCCGACCGCCAGCAGGCAGCACGCGATCGCGCTGACGGTCAAGCTGCGGCGTCGTGATCCGGATGTCGCCGCCGTCCTTGCGGACGTGTTTCACGTCGATCTGAGCCTGAGCTTTGAGGATGGACGGCAGGAGATCCATGCCACCTCCAAAGGATACAAAAAGCCCTGCTAGCGCTAGCGGGGCCTAAGCCGGGCTAACGAGCAGGGCCGGATCGTCAGAAACGATGGAGCCGTTCAGTTGTTGGCATTATAGCACAACATGCAAGAGGCATCAACCGTGGCGCTGCGATTTGTCGCACGCACCGGAAGGTGGCTCTTTACAGATGTTGCACAGTGTGGTACAATCAACTCAGCCGGCGACCAGAACTGGTGCGCCCCGGCGTTTACGTTCGAGAGACGGTCTACCTTGCCTGGGGGCCGTCTCTCTTTTTTTTGTTGCCGCTAGTATACAACATCCTCAGGCGCGTTCATCCTCACCGTACCGCTTCCGCAAATAGCTTGCGATCGTTGCCGCTGCTGCTCGATACGGATGTGCCGGTGGCATGTTTTGTTGATCCCAATATGCCACCAAGATGCCGTATGCACGCAGGCACACTCGTATGA